GATTATGGTTGGTGGGCTGATAATAAAGTTAGAGATAGAATTAATAGTATACGTAAAAAGCTAAATATTGGAGATAAAGCTTTACCTGAAGACTTGAGAGGTATTGATGTTGAGAATTTACGCCATTGGTCTAATTTAGAAGCACAATATCAAATGGCTACATTACTTGCTCATCCTAAATCAGCAGTAGCTAATGTATTTGGTGGTACTGCTCATACAATTCAATCTGCTGGATGGGGTAATTTTGTTAAAGCTAGAAGTCCTAAATTCCTTTCAAAGATTAACCCTGAATGGAAATCAATGAAAGATGTGGATGATTTTGTAGTACGTCAAGGTGTTCTACCTGAGTATCTTGTCTATGAAATGGGCTTACAAAAAGAATTTCAAAATACTAAAGGTAAAGGATTTTTAAACGACTTATCAGCTAAATTAGCTAGAGACCCTGAAATGTCAGAAAAATCTATAGGAGAATTAGCTTCTCAACATGGCTTAAAAGATAAAGCTATGAACATTGCATCAAAGTTTATGTCAGTTCCTGAAAGAATGTTACGTAGAGATGCTTTTATGGCTCATTATGTACATGCCTGGGAAAAATATGGTAATGCAATAAAGGAGTATGACCATCCATTTTTAATAGAGATGGCTAAGAAAGGTGTAAAAGCAACTCAGTTTTTATATAATGCTCCATTTAGACCAGCTTTTGCTCGTACATCTTTAGGAAAAGTAATGACAAGATTTCAGCTGTGGGGTTGGAACTCTGTTAGATTTAGAAATGATGTTCATAGACAAGCAAAGATTTATGGCTTTAGACCAGGTACGGAAGAATGGAAAAGATTTGAACGTACTATGCAAACAGATTTATTTACCTTTGCCTTAGCTAATGTATTCGCATATTCTTTATTTGAAAGTAACTTACCTCAACCATGGGGATGGGCTCAAGATTATGCAGATTGGATATTTGGAGATGAAGGTGAGCGTGATAAAGCATTTTATGGGGCTTGGCCAAAAGCAGTTGCTCCTCTTCAGATGGTTACTCCTCCCGGACTGCGGATGGTCGGCCCCACTTTTAACGCTTTATTAAGTGATGATTGGTCTCGTATAGGTCAATATTATTCATATACCCTACTTCCATTTGGAAGAGTAATTAGGGATGTAAATCCTTATGCGCAAGGAAATTTAGTTGAAAATCCTATGAGATTACCTGAAAAGATATTTGGATTCCCAATGATGCAATTGCAGCGAAATATTACTGAATGGAAAGACGAAAAACCTGAGAAGCTTTATCCAGGTTAAAAAGCGCCTGTGGTTTAATACTGAACAAAAACAAAATTAATTTATATTAATATATGATAGGTATGAGGATAAGTATAGAACCTATCCCCATCTCTTCCTATCATCATCATTTAACTACGGATTAATTCTTTTCTATTTTAGCAACTACTTTTGCTAATGTATTACTATTTACACAATCAGTGTGAACAATAACACTTTCATCAATATAAAATCCATCATCAGAGATAAAACCATGCGACACCTCAACAGCAGGTGTAGATGGCTTTATCAACTGATTACATTCTTCACATAGTACATACAATTTATCTGACTTCTCTATTCTTTCCATCTTCTATCATGCCTCTCAATAAGCAAAGATAGACAATAGCGTCTGTTATTCTCCCCGTAACATCTTCTCGTTGTGATTTATGTCCTTTAACATATGCACATATTCCATCTATATGCTTTAAAAGAAAAACCATTAATGATTTATCTCTTGGTATGTCAAGTAAAGTGGCTGAACGTTCGAAATTTGCAAAGACGTTATCTATATCATGAGCATATTCTTTTTGCCCAGCATCTCTAGTTTTAAGGACCTCCTTCAACTGAGACCGTACTATCCTCTTCATTTTTTCGTACGTCATTATCTCCCTCTACGTTTAGTTGTTTATTAACATATTTATTAAACTTTTCAGTATCGCCATTCATTTCAATATATAAGTTTATTATACTTGTCATAGTTTCTAAATCAGTTTTTTGACTAGTAATCTCTCTTATCATTTGATTAATGACCTGAACAGTTTCTTTCATTGTTGGTTTTTTACGATTATTTTTTGGCATCTCGCTCCTTTTTATGCTTAGCAGCTAGTTTTCGTAACTTTTTATTAAATCGCTGCATTGCGGCCTCTCTGTCTTTATCCCAACTTGATAAAGTATTATCACCAACTTGTATATTAGTGACTGTCATAGGCTCTTCAACTGAAGAACTTGACAATTTTCACAATGCAGTTTTTAGTTTATTTTTCAAGTTTATATTTTCTTCTTCAAGGATTTCAATACGTTTTAAAGCTTCATCAAAGTTCTTCATATAACATCCGTAGCTTCTTTGAATTTATCAGCATTAAATCTGTCATTATCGTCCTCAAAAATTACACATAAATCATGTACAAAATCAAAGTATGATTCCCCATCTATAAAGTATCCTGCCCTTAAATTAGATTGTACACCTTTAACGACTTTTGCTATTTTTATGTAATCTTTTCTTGACATTGCCATCATAACCTCCTTTCGCAGTATATCTATAGGCAGTTCTTTTTGATACATTAAATCTTTCTGTCAAGGTATTTACATCATATCCTAAATACCTATATAGGCGCATTAACTTAGCTGTCCATACGCCTACTTTTCTAGGTCTTCCTGATTTCATAGTACTAACTCTTCTCCTTCATTTTGAATTTGATTCATATCTAAATTAAATTTAGATTTTATTTGATTAGCTGGTCTTGGTGGACCTTTAGAAAGCCAATCCCATAAACCCATAACATGCGATAATACAGCAGGTTGGAATTTATATTCTTTAAATTGAGGTTCTACTTTGCTAATCCAACCACCTTTTAAATAAAGCCCATATAAATGTAAAATAGGATATTCTGGAAATAAGCTATCCCATAATAGTTTATAAGCTGTTAATTGAAGGATATGACTTTCGTTAGGTTGTCCTGTTTTTATATCTATAATAGATAGTCCTTTTTTTGGAATATCTGCAATAATATCACATGTACCAGAAAATGGTACATCTGGAGAATACATACTATATTCTAATGCAATTATAGTAGGCTTGACATTTTTAACCCAATGTTCAAAAGACATTAATCTTTTATTAAATTCATCACCCCACTTGGAATCTGACCCATCTATTGATTTACCATTTAATAAATCTTCACACGCTTGGTGTACGGCAGTTCCTCTCGCAGCGGCTTCATCTCTTTCTTGGCAAGCTATCTTATAACTAGGCTGATTTCCTAACCAAGTTTCAAAAGCTATACCTTTATTTAATACTGTGCCTAATACAGTTGTGATAGATGGCTTCCATTTAAATTGCGAACCTACTCTATACCATCTATCATTATCACTATTAACAATTATTTTTTCAGATTGTTTAATACGTTTTTTTATCTTATCTATCACTTTCTATCACTCCTATATTCAAAGCCAAAAGGATAAGGTGTCTTTCTTTGATTTCTTTTTCTTTTAGCTTTTTCAGCTTTCTTTTTTGCATTTTTGAGAGCAATGAGAATATATTTTTTAAACTTATTCTTCATCATCTTCTTCTAATGGCTTTTTATTAATTTGTCCAGGTCCGTTAATTTCCAAAGCTAATCTTAATGCTTGACACCACCCTTGATTTCTTGCATATTCAAAATATTCTGGACCTTCATCGCCATTCATACCTACACCAGGGCCATGATAGTTTTCATAGCCTTCGTTTGCCTTTTCGCAATGCTTTAAAACTCTTTTTATTTGATTTTCGCTTAACATGTAATATCTCCTTCATATAGCATCGAGCACAATAAGGTACTGAAAATTCGAGAACATCAGCAACCTTATCGCATTCAATACAGTGTTTAGGTAGAGGCATTAATTATACGCCTCAATTTATAATAAGCCTTTTCTAATACATTCTTTTGCTTAGGATATGGAGTTTTAACCTCTCCAGTTTTAGAATTAAACCCATTGCGCTTTCTTCTTACAACAGGCATAACTAAAGGCTCTCTTTTTGCTTCTATAATTAATTCTACTTCATTTACTCTATTACATAGACTGATACATTCATCTTTATGCTTTTGAAGCTCTTTAGCAATATCTACATTATTATCTATTATAGTATCAAGAATATTTGCTAGGGTTTTAACAGATTCAGCTAGTTTGCTTAATTTGTCAGTTTCATTTTTTGTCATAGCTCTCCAAACAAGTGTTTTAAAGGAAGAAGGACAAGTCGACTAGTATCATCATCTCCTCCCCTGGTATCTTTAGCGACACCAATCTTTTTTAGTTCCTTTATTTTCTTCTTTAATTCAGGAACTCTCATTATTATAACAGCTTTTGTTGAATCTTTATCTGCAAGGAAATGTGCCCACCAATCAGCTTTTGTAGTCGCTATTCCAGATAACTTGCCTCTGGATTCCCATTCAATAGCTATATTACCAGTAGATTGCCATTTACCTCGTTCTGTTTTTACTTCAACTAATTCTTTTCCTTCCATAATATCAGCAAATAATTGTTCTCTTATTTGACCATATTTTAAATCTATATCAAATTTAGAATCATTATTAAAAAGACCTTGTTCTTTTCTTACCATTTCAATATAATCTTCAGTACTCATTCCTTTAGGTCTATTATAAACTTCTATTTTTTTAGGATTATAAAATTTAGCAGGTTTTTCACATTTATAGCATAAATGCTCTTCTCCAAAAATTGGAGCACTATGACAGCATTCACTATGTAATTCTTTTTTTTGCCAAGCAGCCATGTTTTTCTCCAGTTTTTTTATTGAATAATTGCCATCCAAATTCAGTCTCTGCCCAATGAACATCTTTGTGTGTAGCTTTACAATATTTACATCCATATCTGGCTTTATATCCGAATTTTTTAGACCTCGTGTATTGCAAATGGCCTCCTTGTTGTTTGTGGGTCTGCTTTTCTTCTTTCTAGATGCGACATTTTAAAATATTCTTCTACATACCAGCATCCATTAGCAGCTTTTTTATAACCACTTTTATATGGTTCTTGAATAAATTCGTTGTATTTTTCTTTCATCATTGCCTCTCATTTGGTTGATTATAATTTAAAAGGGGATAGTCTGCAAACCACCCCCCTTATCCGACGATACTTCTCCTAAAAGGAGATTACCTAAATTTTGAGCAGACAGCTGTGCGGAATAATAGTTCTCTGACCAAGGAAAACTATAATTGCTATGTATGTCCATCAAGGTTGAAGCGTGTCTGCTCATAATATTAAACAACGAAAGGGAACAAGAGTTAACCTTGCTAGATTTACTTATCTCATTCCCTTTCATTCGTTTCCCTGGGCTATTCTGAAACAATACGCCAAACGCGTACTTGTTTACCAGCCCTTCCTCTTCCAACTATCGTTCTAGTACAAAATTGATATTCTTTATTTGTTAATTTCTGAGTTCTAGCAATTGCACTCCTGATATAAACACGTTCAGAATAAGCAGCTACAAAAGAATCTCCTATTTCCATCTCTAATAAAGGATATTTCATAGGCCTTGATGTTGCGGGTATAGGGATATTCTTCTCTATTTTATAGACAGTATGTGTTTTAACTGTCTTTATATCCTTATCTCCACTCATTAAAGCCTCAACTTGTTTTGCTGTATACTTTCTAGGTATAGTACTCCTAGCCATTTAAAACATCTCCTTTCCAGATAACTTCCGATATATATATGAGCTTACTTGCTCGGGTTGCAAATTTAACCAATCAACAACTACTTGATATTGAATAGAAGTTAAAGGCCCTTTTCTAGTATTACATCTCCTGCATACCATCTCTACATTTTTAAGAGTAGATGGACCACCACAAGAAAGAGGTACCACATGGTCACAGACCATATTAGCAACAGTAAGTATATTAGTACAGTACTTACAGGATGAGCCATAATTTGATAAGAACAGTTCTCTAATAGTCGCCAGAGAGATGTTAAATTCCACTTCATACTCTTTACTCCTTCTTTTAAGGGTAGAACGTAATGTAGAACTTTTTTTCATTAATCTATGGAAAACGCTTTGGGAATGTGTCCCATGATGTTTGCGTAATAACGGTAAAAATTTCTTTTCCCAATCTATAGTAGATTTGTGTTTAATTTTTTTCCGTTTATATCTTTTTCTCTCCATATGACTTCTCCTATGAGTAGGCTCCTATATTGTCTATTGATAATATTTGCTTACCCCATGATATTGAAAATGTAAATTCTAATTTTCCAAAACCAATTTGTATGCATTTGTAGAATTTAGATTCTAAATCCGTACCCAGCCATCCAAATTTAATTATAGAAAACAACGTTATTACAAACCCATTTTCTAGTTTAAGTAAGTCAAAGATATAACCTTTATTATTCATTTACCCTCCTAAGTCTAAAACTAGGACGCCATTCGAGCTGAGTATCAAATAATTCTCCATCAGTATTTTTGTACATACTAACATTCTTGACACAACTATCAGCTTGTCCATTGAGCCCCAGTACTTTTCTACTGGCGTTCTCTATAGCTCCTGACCCTTTACCAGCATATAAATCAAGAACTTCGTTCCTACTATAATCACGACTAACTTGAGAAATTTGAATGATTATTAAATCGAAATTTACAGCCATATTAGATAAACTATGAGATATATGTTTAATTTGTTCGTACTCTCCCTTAACATGTGGAGGAGTTTCAACAAGGTCAATATAATCTACGATTACCATGGCTGGATTTAATTCGCGTATTTTTTCTTTAATTTGCTCTATTGTAGGTGATATAGTCTGTATGGAAACATGACTCAATTCATCTTGATGCCTTTTAAAGATACCATCGTATCCTTCATTTACATCTTCTTTTTTACAGCCTGATACTATTTGCATATGCCTTCTATGCATATACCATGCTGATAATTCAAGAGATATAAATAGCGTTGGAATCTGCCACTCTTTGACTATTTTATCATTTACGAAATCAACACCTAATGCAAGATTTTGTGCTAATGTCGTCTTATTTGAACCAGTTGGCCCAAAGATTGTTACCAATTCACCAGGAAAGATTGTAGCATCTATTTCTTTAGGTAATCCTAACATTTTAGATAGATTTACAGTTCTTCCTTTAAAATCTGTAGTCATTCTATTATGAAATTCATCTTGAAGACTTTCTGCTGATAATATATCTATAAGATAATCTTTTCTTTTAAAGAACATACATCTAGTCTGACAGTATTCTTTCATATACTTGTCCTGACAAGAATATTGATATCCTTTATTATATGTTTGTTCTATCTTATTCATTAATACATTATCGTCAAGATTGTTATTGTTCCAATGACGTAATGAAATCTTAGCAAATTCACTTGGTATACCATGTCTCCTGAAATGACTAGCTATTCTCATAGTAATGTTATTTCTAGAGCCTTTTTGGGGTCCTATAGCTAACATTCTTTGTACACAAGGTACAACCTTAGTATTTTCAGTAACTGGCCTTAATTCAGTAACTTTGGGCGCTTCTTTAATTACAAACTCTTCTAGCTCTCCTTCACCTATTAAAGAATGATAAGCAAATTCTAATCTTGGACTTTTTGCAATGTCAAGTATCTCACTTGCCTTTAATGTTTCTAATTCGTTAATAGTTAATGGTACTTTATATAATCCCGTTTTTAAATTTATGGTATGAGGAACTCTATATATTGCTGAACGAATATATACCATGTCATCAATACCTGGCAGTAACTCTGTCATAGTTCTACGTACTATATAAGGTAATTCTGGAGTTGCTTCAAAGTTAAATACACTATTTGGAATTATTAGATGATAGCCGCTACCACTAAAGAAGGGTTGAATTGATTTTTGAGGTAATAAACCCCTATCTCCCAATTCAAATACACACGCTAGTGTTTGACGTAATGTTTCTTCATTAGAACTATCACCTTTATCTATATCAATCACAACCTTATCAATCCACCGAGTACCGTAGTAATCTCCTACGGACCCGGCTTCTTCAATTTGGCTTTTCCCTACATCGTCATATAAATATATAGAACGATACAAAGGTTCTTCAGGATTGATATAAGACGATAGCTCCGTTTTAGGAATCACAAATCCGCGATTCCGTGGTTCTTTTTTAGCTATCTCTACGTAATTCACAGAACATCTTCTACTGCAGTTGGTAGTACTGCATCTGTTCTAGGTTTTACAGGAACATTTGTTGCTTCTTTTAAATATCCATTAGTTTTCATCCATTTAACATGACTAGCAAGGTCAACCTTACCAGTACTATTATTAGGAAATAAGCGATAATGAACTGTATTATAAGCTTTCCCTGTTTTCTTGTTTTCTTCTTTATAAACATAACCTACGAAATCATGATTATCAGTAGCTCCAGGCAATCCACCTTCTGTATGATTATCATTAAGATATTTAGCTATATCTTTTATAGGCTCACCATCTGCAGCTTCCCATTGTCCTTTAATATTAACACCAGCATTACATCCAATGTCACCAAAGAATTTATACATACGATTCAATACTGAACCTCCTGTAATATTTCCTTTAGCATCTTTATCAAATGAACCTCTTATTTTGATTTCACGATTATATTCACTATCTTTAATACCTACTTCAGCAACAATAAATATATCAGCCCAATCAAAATCAGCTGATTTGTCTGCAAATGAAACAATACCCATTTCACATACACCCATAAATTTATTGCCACCTCCGCCACTACTACTACCTTTAGGCTTAAATAATGCCATTATTTACTCTCCTTTTTATAGATTTTCTTCCAATCAAAAGGGAATACCTTTCCCTTAAGATGTTCACAACGACTACCTGCTTCTAATGCTACGCCTGATTGAAATGATACCATTAATTCATCTTCATCGCCTCTAAACATATAGCCAATAGCATCAGATTGAGCCATTAACTGGTTTTTAAGCTTGCCTGATAAATCTAATGATTCAGGTTCTACGGCTGTAGAATTATCAACAGCGGCTGCTGTTTTACGATGTCCAACTATAATAGTCTTTGGACATAGACTCTGAAGTTTCTTTATATTATTCATCACTCTTTCACGAATCATACCGAAACCTTTACCATAAGGTAAGTCAGCGATATCATCTACCCCTGTTTCCTTAATTACATCTTTTGCTGTCCATTCGACTAGCTTGTCGATTGTATCTAAAGCAAAGATTTCGTATTCATGACCTTCTGATGCTTCTTTATAAAACTCCAGGAGTTCCTCTTTACTGTTAACTCCATGAAAATAGCCTTCAAGCATATGGGACCCAGATTCGGTGTCAATAACTAAACAGTTGTTTAGTTTACTTAACATAGTAGTTTTACCGACCTTAGGAGCCCCATATAGCAATAGGATTTTTGGATTAACAGAAACAGGTTTGCGTTTGGCTTTTTTCAATGCCATAAACACCTCCTATTTTGTCATTATCAATGGTTATAATATACGTTAATTAGCTAGTATAACCAAGTGATAATCCTGTGAAAGTGAAGAGAAATTTCTCAGGACATTCCTCTTCTGTTAGTAATCGTTTTACGGCATTGGAGATAAATGCTCCAGCCATATTAGAACAGTAGGATGTCGCCTTGGCGTTACATGGGTCCTCCGATGCATCTGCGTCACTATACCAAGTATCTTTATATTTCTTAAGAGTTGGTTGAGTTAGCACATACTGTTGGTACTCCTCCGCCCCCATTCTGCCATCGATTATAGCGAATGGTCTGTTACGCTGAGTTAGCGCTGCAGTCGCGGCCTCAAGGCGACTGTCCATACTGTCAAAACCCAGAATCACGATATCGTCTTCGCTGAGAGGCTTGACGAATGCCGAGAACCGCCCTGGTTCTATGGAAACATCGCTATCTGGATTAATCATTTTAAGGTGTCTTTTTAAGGCTTCTACCTTGTTTTTACCTATATCTTTCCATATATAATGAGATACACCAATATTTTGTATCTCCACTTTATCAAGGTCATATAAAACAAATTTATCTGCACCCATACGACAAAGCTGTGTAGATGCAGAGCTACCTATAGCCCCGCATCCTAATATATGAAATATTTTATTATCAAAGTCTTCGATTAGACCTCTACTTCGTTCATTAATTTGCAACTTCACCCTCCTTTTTGTTAATATTTTCAAGAAAATCTTCAGGCCAATAATGATATACAACTCTTTCAAGCTCTGCTTTATTCATATGCTTCATTTTAAGGTTGTATCTTTTAATACTTTTATTAACAGTTCGTTTCATTTCTAAATACTGTTCATAAGTACAATCATCTTCTAGCAGCTTATCTTGAAAGTCTTCTATTAAATCATTAACTGGTTTAACTTTATCTTCAGGAATACTATCAAGGCTAACTTTAGATTTCTTTTCATTAGTCAAGCTATAATTATATCCCATATTATAATCATCAACTACTTTCTGGTCCTGTTCTGTCCATAAAGAACTTTGATTTCCGTGTATACTTGCTTGATTATAATGATTTACTGTATTAATGGAAGGTTGGCATAGTTCTTTAACTAATGAATCTATTCCACTATTTCTTTCAGATTCTTCTTCAAGAATATTTAATGTAACATTTTCTTCGTGCTCAAATGGATAGAAAAATTGAACTCTAAGTTTATATTCTTGCTTCAAATTAACAACGAGAGAAACAGAGAAATCATGAGTTCTATCTTCTAATATAGTAGCATCATCAGTTCCTGACCAAAATGCTCCCATTGTATGATGGCTATGCCACCAGCAATGACGTATTTTATCTCCATACTGACCTACCATTTTAGAATAATGAACAGCTAAAGCTTCTTCTTCCATCTCACAATTACCACTAGATACTGTTTGTTTAAGGATTACAGGACATTTTAATATAAAATCTCCATCTTCATTCTCAACAACCACTAATTGTCCGCCAATTTCTGACTTAAATTGATGATATGCTGATTCTGCATATGCTATTACTGTATTCCAATCTTCCTTAGAGATATAGAATTTAGCATTTTTAGGTTCAGTCTTAGAATTGACCATTGTTTGCATCTCCTTGTATTGAGTTATTAATTACATCAAGATATTCTAGATAAGCTACATTGTTCATTTGAATATTATAGGTATTTATCATCATTCTATAATCAGCTATTGGTAATTCAGCTTCAGCTTTATCAATATCATCAAATATTTTACGATTTAATTCATCCCATAAAGTTTCATTATGGTAAGAAACAGAGTATTCCCAATATATTCTTTCACAGTGTCTGAAAATATTATACATATTCTTTCCTATAGCTTCAGTATCCATATCTTCTTCAGGGGCAAGCATTTCTGTTGTAATAAATTTAATATAATCCATTAGTTTATTATGTTTTAAATTGCCTAATCCTCTATTATCTGTTTTAAATAAAATATGAGTTGCATCTACTGTATCTGTTATCTCTCCATAAGCGTATATATGCCATAGATTTTTAGCTAAATCTAGTATGATTGCTTTTGCTTCTATTAATGAATATCCATTTTTAAGCCCTGGTAGACCTTTATTATCTATTTCATTATCAATAGCTTCTGCAATAGATGATGGCATAGGAACAATAACTTGAGTTATCTTTTTATATACTTGACATTGTGGCCTTAATCTTTTTCCATCCTTTATTAAAGCTGATTTAAGTTGACAATTGCTGCAAAAATTATCTATTAAATCCTCTTTTTCAAGACCTTCGTTTATAGCCTTTGAGCATAGTTTTGTATCTGTACCCATTCTTGAAGAAATATCATTACTCCAATTTAAAGGCATTCCTAAGTGATGAGATTCAGGTTGATTCAAGGGACTTGTACCACTAAGATAGTATGTTTTAGCCCATTTTGTTAATACAGCCTTTAATTCACCCATCATACCTGTGCTAAGATAAAAAGTTATATCTGGTCTAAAGTCACCAAAACAAGTATTACCCCATTGATAATTATATCTTCTTGGGTCTTTCATTATAAATGGATGATTTATAGCACGATTAAAAGGCATTTTAAACGTATGATTTGAATAATACGTAGTATTTAGCAACCTTTCTATTGTACTTGTATCATATTTTTTATCTTGATAAACTTTAATTAACCTATAATTCAATATAGCATCAAATAATGGTATTGTAAAGCAAACTACTAAGTTTCCATAGTGATTTTTAGTTACAATCTCTTCAGAATCTCTTCCGATATAATATTCAATATCAATATCATGTAATGGGATGATTACATTAACAAACCATCTTTTTGGATTAGTATTTAAATTGTATATTTTATATCGTTTTTGTTCCTTCTCCT